TAGATAGTGTTGCAAAAGCAGTAAGCTTTTTAATACATAACTTTGAAGGAATTGAAAAACACATGAGCCTTCAAAATTATCATGTAAGCGTAGGTGATTATGATATTGATAAAGATGAAATTGATTATCCTGTTGGAAGGCAAGATATACATTTTGTACCAGTTATATCAGGAGCAGGATCAGGAACTAGAAAATTTATTATAGGAGCAGTATTAATTGGAGTTGCGATTACGTTACCAGGAGCAGCACCAGCCTTAGGTTTCGGGGGATTTACCGCTGGAGCAGCAGGAGCTAGTGCCTTTTCTGTCGCTTTAGGAAATATCGGTCTTGCATTAGTGTTATCAGGTGTAAATGATATGTTGTTTTCATCAGAGGAACCTACTGAAGAAGAAGATCCTAGAATATCATTTAGTTTTTCTGGGGTGCAAAACACATCACGGGCAGGAACAAGCCATCCAATAGTTTACGGTGAAATAGTGACAGGATCGGTTCTTATCTCAGCAGGTGTTGACACTAATCAGGTATCAGCATGACAGATAAAATTATTAGAGGTGCTTTCTTCGGATTATTTGGGCCTCCAAAGCCTCCAAAGCCTTTTAAAGCTCCTGATACACTTAATAGTAAACAGTTTGCTACTTTACAAGATCTAATATCAGAAGGAGAAATTGAAGGTTTTGCAACACCATCAAAGGCAGGACTAACAAAAAATACACCTGCCTATAACAATGCAGCATTAAAAGATGTGTTTTTAAACAATACTCCTGTTTTAAGTTCAAATGCTAGTAATACAAGTCCACAAACAGCAGACTTTAATTTTCAAAATGTAGAGTTTACTCCTCGTTTTGGGACTTCAAATCAAGTTCATATCTCAGGTATAGAGGGTAGTGAATCTGTATCTAGTGTTGGGGTTAAGGTAGAAGCATCAACTCCTGTAACTCGTCAGATAACAAATACACTTGTAGATGCAGCAAAAATTGTAGTTACCTTTCCATCTTTACAAAGATTTACTGATGAAGGAGATATTTATGGTACTTCTGTCTCTCTAAAAATACAGGTTCAATATAATGGTGGAGGGTTTTCAGACGTTATTACGGATACTGTAAAAGGTAGAAGTGCAGATGCTTATCAAAAACAATATAGAGTTACTTTTACAGGTGCGTTTCCTATTGATGTAAGAGTTGTAAGAGAGACTGCCGATAGTTCTTCTGGACAATTACAAAATGACTTAATTTTTACATCATTAACTGAAGTTGTTGATGATAAACAAAGTTACCCAAATAGTGCTTATGTAAATTTAAGAATTGATTCGGAACAGTTTAGTTCTATTCCAAACAGGTCATACCGTATTCGTGGAGTTAAAGTTAGGATACCTGGCGCAGGAGCTTCTAATTCTGGCACTCCTACTGTTGATACACAAACAGGAAGAGTTATTTATCCAAGTGGTTACATATTTAATGGAACAATGGGTGCTGCTCAATGGTGTTCTTGCCCTTCTTTAATACTGCTTGATCTCCTTACTACTGAAAGATATGGCTTTGGAACGCATATCACTGACAGTAACCTAGATTTATTTAGTTTTATTTCTGCTAGTAAATATGCGAATGAATTAGTAGATGATGGATTTGGAGGGCAAGAGGCTAGATTTAGTTGTAATGTAAATATACAGGGATCTACAGAAGCATTTAAGTTAATAAATGAATTAGCTGGGGTAATGAGATGTTTTCCTATTTTTTCAGAAGGTTCTGTTTTTATTAGTCAAGACAGACCCACCGATTCAACATATTTATTTAGTTTGGCAAATGTTGGAGAAGGTGGTTTTAGTTATGCGGGAAGTAGTTTAAAGCAACGTAATACCGTAGTTAACGTCAGTTATTTTAATATGGATAGTAGAGAGATAGATTATGAAGTTGTAGAAGATACTGCTGCACAAGCTAAGTTAGGCATAATTAAAAAAGATATTAAGGCTTTTGCTTGTACTTCTCGTGGGCAGGCTCAAAGACTCGGTAAGGCTATACTTTTTAGTCAGCAAAATGAGACTGAAATAGTTACTTTTACAACATCAATAGACGCTGGTGCGATTGTAAGACCTGGTTCTGTTATTTCTATTAACGATCCAGTGAGGGGAGGTGAACGTAGAAGTGGTCGCATAAAATCTGCTACAACCACTGCTATAACAGTAGATAATGTTAAAGATCTTGATACTTTTACAGGTACAAATAAAAAATGCAGTGTAATATTGCCTAATGGATCAGTAGAAACAAAAAACATACTAAGTGTTGTTAATAATGTAATAACCTTAGATTCTGCTTTGTCTAGCACACCAAATGTGAATAGCATTTGGTTAGTTCAAAGCTCTACTTTAGAAGCTCAAACTTTCAGAGTAATTACTGTTGAAGAGCAAGATGGAATCAATTTTACAATTACAGCACTTACTTATCTCGATGCAAAATACAATAATATTGAACAAGGTATAAGTTTACCTGCAAGGAATATTTCTTTGTTAAATGAACTTAAACAACCCCCTGCTAATCTACAAGCTTCAGAAAGAATCGTAATTATAAATGCTTTAGCAGTTACTAAATTAATTGTATCTTGGGTTTCCGTCACAGGTGTTAGTCAGTATCTAGTGCAATACAGATTTAACAGCACCAATTGGGTTAGCGAAGTTGTATTTAGACCAGACTTTGAATTAATGAACACTGAAGCTGGTATTTATGAATTTAGAGTTTTTTCCTATAATTCTGGTTTAAAATTATCGGCAACTTCTACTGATATTACTTTTAACGCTGTTGGAAAAACAGAACCACCTGCTAATGTTCAAAATTTATCTATGGAACCAATAACTAATAAATTAGTAAGGTTAAGATGGTCAAAATCTGTTGATCCTGATGTTCTTCACGGAGGACGAGTTTATGTGAGGCACAGTAATTTAACCGATGGAAGCGGTACATTTCAAAATTCTGTTGACCTTGTTACTGCCCTTGCTGGTAATACTACAGATGTGATTTTACCAAGTTTAGAGGGAGAGTATATTTTGAAATTTCAGGACGATCAAGGAAACTTTAGTGTGGGAGAGACTTCAGTAATTCAAGACTTACCTGACCTCATAGATACTCAGGTGATATTACAGGATAGAGAAGATTTAGATAGCCCTCCATTTCAAGGTGTAGATACTAATACAACATTTAATACTACAACAAGTGCCTTACAACTTACGAATCCAGCTACGAATCAAACGGGAGAATATGCTTTTAAGGATATTTTAGATTTAGGTGCTGTATTTTCTCTTGATCTAAAAAGAGTTATTCGTTCTGTAGGTTTCGTTATAGGAACAGATATTGAAACAATTATTCCAAGTGGGTCTTTTTGGGATGATTATGCACAAGATGGTAATTTCGATGGTACAGCTGCAAATGAAGCAAATTGTCAGATACAAGTAGCAACATCGCAGACAGCATCAGGTACTTTTGGTGCATTTAATAACTTTGCAAATGGAACATTTAAAGGTCGTAGATTCAAATTTAAGCTTATTTTAGAGACAACAAATGTCTCTCAAAATATGAATTTACAACAAGCAGGATATACAGCAGAGTTTCAATCGAGAACAGAACAAAATTACCAAACAGGAGGAGGGATTTCTACTGCACCGCAACAATCTGGTACATCATCTTCTGGTAAGACAGTGACTTTTGGATCACCATTTTTTGTGGGTACTTCTTCTTTAGGAGGGGCAAATGCTTTCCTTCCTTCTGTTGGAATTACGATTCAAAATGCACAGTCAGGTGATTTCTTTACTATTACAAATGTTTCTGGTACTCAATTTACAGTAACAATTAAGAATGGTTCAAGTTTTGTAGATAGATCTTTTACTTTTTCGGCTGTAGGATATGGTAAAGGAGTGTAATTAGTAATTTATGTCTCAAGTCTCGGATTACAATATAGCTAATGCGTCTGGAGCTTCTGTTAGAAGTGATCTAAATGCAGTGTTTGATGCAATAAAAACTTTAAATAGTGGTGGTAGTGATCCTAGTAACACATCGGCTTTCATGCCTTATGTAGATACTGGTGATAGTAATAATTTAAAGATAAGAAACGCATCTAACAATGGATTTACAACTGTTGGATCTGTTGACGAGGCAAATCTAGGTTTATTACCTAAATCTGGCGGTACAATGACAGGTCAGGTTTTAGGAGATGATGGATCGGTTGCTAGTTCTCCAGCCTATGCGTTTGATGGGGATGATGATACTGGAATGTTTAGGTCAGGTGCTAATACCATAGGATTTTCAACTGCGGGAACAACAAGAGTCTCTATTAGTAACGCTGGTCTTGATATGACAAATGCTTTACCTATTAGATTTCAAGATTCGAGTGGTTCTCCTTTTGTCGCATTAAAAGCACCAACTAGTGTAAGTAGCAATGTTACTTTTACTTTACCTGCCACAGATGGAAATGCAGGAGAATTTTTAAAAACAGATGGGTCGGGAAATTTAAGTTTTTCTATAGTGCAGGGTGTTCCTAGCGGGGCAGTGTTCTGTATGGCAGTAGCAACCGTACCTTCTGGTTATTTAGAGTGTAATGGTGCAGCAGTCAGCAGAACAACTTATGCTGCGTTGTTTGCTGTTATTGGAACGCAATATGGATCAGGTAACGGTAGCTCAACATTTAATATCCCTGATTTAAGAGGTGAATTTATAAGAGGTTTCGATAATGGAAAAGGAACTGATTCTGGAAGATCAATAGCTAGTACTCAATCAAGTAACAACTTAAGTCATGGTCACTCTGTTAGTGCAACTGTCAATGATTCTGGTCATAGTCATGCTACAAGTTTAGCTAACAAACGTGTTTTTTTAGTGGGAGGTAGTCAAAATATATCTTTTGGAGGTTCTGGTTCTTACCCTGGTCAAGACTTTTCTATGAGTAATGCTAATACTGGAGTAACTGTAAGCATTACACAGAGCGATGCTGGTGGATCAGAAGCTAGACCTCGTAATATAGCTATGATGTACATAATAAAAATTTAGTTATGTCTGTAACTGCTACAAAAGATTTTACTATTCAACGGAGAGCAGATTTTCCTATTCGTCTTATATTTAAAGATGCTAATGGCACTGCTGTAAATATTACTGGTTTTACTGTTGCAGCACAAGTTTATGATAATGATCGAAGCACTAAATTTGCTGACTTTTCAGTTGTGTACACTGATAGACCAAATGGAACGGTAGATTTAAAGTTAAGTGATACTGATACTGCTAATTTTTTTCTTGAAACCCTTAAATATGATGTATTACTAACAGATCCAAATGGAGATAAAATGTATTATTTAGAGGGTACACTATTCGTAAGTCAAGGTTACACAACATGAGTTCTTCAAATCCTATTACTATTGTAGAAATTGTAACTCAAGGGCCACAGGGGCCAGCAGGTCCACAAGGGCCAGCAGGTCAAGGTTCTGCCACAGTAACAATCGGAAATGTTACAACAGGTAATGCTGGAACCAACGCAAGTGTAACTAACACTGGAACTGCAACAGCAGCAGTTTTAGACTTTGCCATACCAAAGGGAGACACAGGAGCAACAGGAGCAACTGGAGCAACTGGGGCTACTGGAGCTACTGGAGCTACTGGGCCACAAGGCCCAGCAGGTAGTGATGGAGCCGATGGCAATGATGGAGCGACAGGAGCTACTGGGCCACAAGGAGCAACAGGCCCTCAAGGAGCAACAGGCCCACAAGGCCCACAAGGCCCAGCAGGTGCAGATGGTGCTATAAGTGACGGTGATAAAGGAGATATCGTAGTAAGTAATTCTGGAGCTACTTTTACAATAGATGATGATGTTGTAGATGCTGCAAAGTTAGCTGACACTTCTGTTACAGCAGGTAGTTACACTAATACAAACATTACAGTAGATGCTCAGGGAAGAATTACGGCAGCAGCTAATGGAACTTCGGGTGGGGTCACTTCAGTAACAGGTTCCGCACCAATAACTTCATCAGGTGGTTCTACACCTGCTATAAGTATTTCAGCAGCTACAACGTCTGATGCGGGTTCTATGTCTGCTAGTGATAAAACTAAATTAGATGGTATAGAATCTTCAGCTACCGCAGATCAAACAGATGTAGAGATAAAAACTGCATACGAAAATAATTCCGACACAAATGCATTTACGGATGCACTTCTTTCAAAATTAAACGGTATAGCTGCAAATGCTACTAATGTTACTAATACTAATCAGCTAACAAATGGTGCTGGCTTTATAACGGCAACATTAACTAATGAACAAGTAGAAGATATTATTGGGGCAATGTTATCAGGTAATACTGAGTCTGGTATTACTGTTACTTATGATGATAGTTCTGGTAAAATAAATTTTTCTGTTTCTTCTCAAACAGACAATAATTTTACAAATGCAGATCATAGTAAATTAGACGGAATTGAGACTGGAGCTACCGCAGATCAAACTAACTCCGAAATTAAAACGGCTTATGAGGCTAATACAGATACTAATGCATTTACGGATGCTCTTTTAGCAAAGTTGAATGGCATTGCTGCTTCTGCGACTAATGTCACAAACAATAATCAATTGACCAATGGGGCTGGTTTTATAACAGCAACTCTGACAAATGAGCAAGTACAGGATATAGTTGGAGCTATGGTTTCAAGTAATACCGAATCAGGTATTACAGTTACTTATGATGACAGTGATGGCACGTTAGATTTCACAGTTGCATCTCAAACTGACGAAAACTTTACAACAGCAGATCATGCAAAACTTGATGGAATAGAGAGTAATGCCACCGCAGATCAAAGTGATGCAGAAATCAAGACTGCTTATGAAAATAATTCAGATACTAATGCCTTTACTGACGCAGAAAAAACTAAATTATCAGGAATAGAGAGTAACGCTACTGCTGATCAAACAAATGCAGAGATTAAAACAGCTTACGAAGCCAACTCAGATACAAACGCTTTTACGGATGCTGAGAAGACTAAATTAAGTGGTATAGCAGCTTCAGCTAATAATTATTCAATATCTTCTGATCTTCTAGATGAAGATAATATGGCTAGTAATTCTGCTACTAAAGTTCCTAGCCAACAATCAGTTAAAGCTTATGTTGATGCTAATAGTAGTGACACAACCTATTCTGCTGGAACAGGTTTAAGTTTATCTGGTACAACTTTTAATGTAGATCAAATTGCATTAACAACTGTTCAGACAGCAGCTAATGAGTCAGCACAATTAGCTCTTACGACCCAAGAGGGAGATATTGTTGTTAGATCTGATCAAAATAAATCTTATGTAAGAAATAGTGGTACTGCTGGTACAATGGCAGACTTTACTGAATTATTGACACCTACTGATCAGGTATTGTCAGTTAATGGTAATACAGGAGCTATAACCGCAGCACAAATAGCAGCAGCAGTAGAAGCAGCTTCAGATTCTAATACGTTTACAGATGCAGATCACACAAAATTAGACTCCGTGGAGAGTGGAGCGACTGCGGATCAGACTGCTACCGAAATAAAGACAGCGTATGAAAGTAATAGCGATACAAATGCTTTTACTGATGCAGACCATACAAAATTAGATGGTATAGAAGCGAGTGCTGATGTAACTGATGCGACAAATGTTGCCAGTGCTGGTGCGATCATGGATGGTGATTTTACCTCCAATGGGTTTATGAAACGCACTGGTGCTGGCAGTTATACAGTTGACACTAATACTTATGCTACTTTAGGTTCTAACACGTTTACAAATACACAAAGTCATGGTGATAATGTAAAGAGTATATTTGGAACTGGTGGAGATTTAGAGATATTTCATAATGGCACAAACACTCAAATGGATAGCACCACTGGTGAGTTTCGTATAAAACATACTGGTAATGGTGTAATTAAATTTGAGAGATCAGGTGGGAAGTTTATAGAAGTAGATGGTGATGCAAATTTAATCCCTTACACTAATGCTACTGTACATTTGGGTTATGACGGTTATAGATGGCATACGGTTTGGGGTGCTGCTGGTAACTTTTCTGGCAACATTACAGTTGGAGGAACAGTTGATGGTGTAGATATTGCTGCACTTAACTCAACAGTTGCTGGTATTACATCTAACGCAACTCACACAGGAGAAGTTACAGGTAGTGGTGCTTTAACTATTGCAGATAACGTAGTAGATGAAGCAAACCTAAAAGTATCTAACTCACCTACTAATGGCTACTTCTTACAAGCACAGTCTGGTAATACAGGTGGTCTAACTTGGGCTGAAATGAGTTCTGGTGTAAGCAGTGATGCTCAATATAATACTGTAGCTGGTACAAATGCTGGTGATAGTTTTGATGGTACAAACTGTGAAGATAATACTTTATACGGATATGACTCTGGAACAGCTTTAACAGATGGAGACAGAAATACTTTTATAGGTAGTAATGTTGGAGAAAATACCACATCAGGTTCTAGAAACGTTGCTATTGGTTTTCAGGCTTTACAAGATAACCAAACTCACAATAATAACGTTGCTGTTGGTACCCATGCCTTAGAAGACTGTCAATCTAACGGTAACGTTGCCGTTGGTCAAATAGCTTTTCAAAAAGTTACTTCTGGTTATGTTAACTGTGGTCTTGGTTACGGAGTTGGGGAGATACAAACTACAGCTACCCATAATACATTTATGGGATATCGTGCTGGTCGTACAGTTACTACAGGTGGTTATAATACTATTATCGGAAATAATGATGATTCTGGTGGGTGTAATTTAACTACAGGTACTAATAATACAATTATTGGTAATAAAGCTGCACCTAGTAGTGCAACTACATCTAACGAGATAACTTTAGGTGACACAGCTGTTACCAAGTTTAGAGTTCCAGGTATCGGACTTGAAGCAGATGACGGTATCTTATCTCTTAAAACTGGTAGTGGTAATCCATCAGCAGTTAGATTTTATTGTGAAGTAAGTAATGCACACTATGTAAATTTACGAGCGCCAGCACATTCTTCTTTCTCTGGAAACCCTGATTTTATACTCCCACCAAATGAAGGGACAAACGGTTACTTCTTGAAAACAGATGGTAGCGGTAATACATCATGGTCAGCAGTACCTTCACCTGATTGGACTTCTGTTAATAATAATTTATTACCTGATGTTGATTCTGCTAGGGATATAGGTTCTTCAAGTAAAAGGTTTGAAAAAGTATATGGTGAATATTTTTATGGAGATGGTTCTAACCTTACAGGTATATCAACTGATCTAGTAAATGACACCTCACCACAACTAGGCGGTGACTTGGACTCAAATGGTAATAATATTACTCTTGATGACAATGATCGTATAAGACTTGGAGCTGGGAATCGTTTAGATATTTACCATGATTCATCAAGCGGTAATAGCTTTATTAAAGAAACAGGATCAGGCTCATTAGTTATAAATGCTAATGATTTTTTTGTACAGAATGTTGCTACTGAAACTATGATTAAAGCTGTTTCTGATGGAGCAGTAGAGCTATATCACGATAATACAAAGCGTTTTGAAACAACAAGTACTGGAGCTACATTTAGTGGTGCATCGGGTAATCATACAGAGATAAATATTTTAGGTTACGAGGGTAAAGATGCAAGACTCAACTTGAGTGCAGATGAAGGGGATGATAATGCAGACAAATGGAGAATGGTAGCTAGTACAGATAGTAATTTTTATTTGCAAAATTATGCATCAGGTTCTTGGGAATGGAATTTAAGAGCAGCAGGGAACGGAGCAGTAGAGCTATATCACGACAACAGTAAAAAGTTTGAGACTACAAGTGCAGGCTGTGACATTACAGGAGTTTTATATGCTGATGGTGGTAGGTTTGGTAAAGATAGTGGCGATTTTCTTGAGTTTACTACTGACACTAGAGCGGATATATATATCAATGGTAATAATGAATTTAGATTTGAAGCAGATGGTGACTTCCATGCAGATGGAGATGTTATCGCAGAATCTACTACTATTTCTTCAGATAGAAAGTTAAAGGAAAACATAGAGCTAATAAAAAATCCACTTGATAAAATAGAAGCACTCAATGGTGTTTCATTTAACTGGAAAAGTTCTGGGCAAAAGAGTGCTGGTGTTATAGCTCAAGAAGTGCAAAAGGTTTTACCAGAAGCAGTAAAAGAAGTTAATTCTTTAGGAGGTGGAGATAGTCATTTAGCAGTTAATTACAATGCTTTGACTTCTGTATTAATTGAAGCGATAAAAGAATTAAAAAATGAAATTAATTTATTAAAAGGAGAAAATTAATGCCCTGTCCTGATAGCGGTCAAATAAAAATATCTGACTTGGTTGCTGAGTTTGGAGGTTCTGCACCACATTCTATGAAAGAATATTATCGTGGGGCTGCCGTACCCGCTAATAACACTAATGTTCCCGAATCTGGTGAGGTATCTTTAACTAATTTCTATTCTGCTGTAAATGAAATACAGCATACACATAGTAGTGATGCGACAAATCAAAATTACGCAACTGTATTTGGCTCTAACTGGGCAAGTGCCGTACCAAAACGAGTTATTGTTAATAGTGGTGTAACAGTAGGAGCAACATCAGGAAACGCTGCGATGCTGTTACCTTCTGGAATGGGAGGTACTTTAACAATTGAAAACAACGGAAACATTGAAGGACATGGTGGAGCAGCTAACGGTGGTAATGGTGGTAATGCTATCAATTGTGTTCAAACTACTGGTGTAACTATTATAAATAAGTCAGGAGCTAGTATTTTAGCTGGCGGTGGCGGTGGAGGACAAGGAGGCACTGGTGGAACAGGTGGTAATGGCGGACAAGGAGGTACAGGTGGTAATGGAAGTTATGATTATGTTCATGCCACTGTAGCTTGCGGAACATGGGGTGGTAACGGAGGCGCACCATATATGGCTTCTCGTGAATGTGGATATAAAGGAGGTGACGGTAGATATCAAAATCTGTCATATTGTTACCCTGCTTATTATGGTAGTTATTACAGTGTGCAATGTTTAAGATCTGCGGGAAGCAGTGGAGGGTCAGGTGGTGCTGGAGGAACTTCTGGAGGTAGTGGAGGTGCGGGTGGTGCTGGAGGAGCAGGACAGGGCTATAATCAATCTAATGCTTCTGGTTCTAGCGGATCAGCTGGATCGGCAGGTAGTTCTGGATCGGCAGGATCTAGTGGAGGTACAAATGCTGGAACTGGAGGAACTGGAGGATCAGCTGGACAAGGTGGAACTGGAGGAACTGGTGGATCTGGAGGTACATTCGGTAACTCTGGTGGCACTGGTTTAACTGGTTCACAAGGCAACACAGGAGCGACTGGAGCCACAGGAGCTAATGGTAACAGTTCCAATGGATCTGCTGGATCAAGTGGATCAGCTGGTACGAGTGGATCTGCTGGATCTGCGGGAGGCTCTGCTGGTACTTACATTACTAACTTAAATTCAATCACATTTACTAACTCTGGTACAGTTGCAGGAAATTAATTATGAAATTTACAGTAAAAGAAAAGAAAGCTTCTTCCGTAACAATCGAATACGAGGATAAATCTATTGCAGTTATCCCAATTACTAAAAACTTTACAAAGCAAGATATTCAAGATCGTGCTGCATTTTTTAATGAAAGAGCTACTGAATTTGATTCTGTAGATGATGTTCCTGTTAATATTGGAGAGGAATTAGAAGCTACACCCTTTGCTAACCCATCAGCAAATATAGAAGCAGGTTATAAAGAAGCAAGGAGAGCGCATTATCCCGAAGTAGAAAAACAACTTGACGCAGCTTATTGGGCAAGAAATGGTGATGATACTCAACAAAAAGCAATAGATGCAACAATAAAATTAGTAAAAGATACTATTCCAAAAACATGGAAGGGCAAAAGAGGAGATATCAGTAAATTACTAGATTAATATGGCTCTACCAGATTTTTTTAAAAATCCTTTTGTTAGCACTACAGAATTATATAAAGCTTATGATATTTTTGAAAGAATAAACTTAAATATGTTATATGTTGTTCCTTTTTATAGGATTTTTTTAAGAACAGCACCTCATGTAAAAAAATTAAGAATAGCAGAAGCAGATTACAGATATGCTGGAATATTATATAGATCTAATTTAGATCCAGAAAATACCACAGTAAAAAAAGAGTTTTGTGTATTTGATGGAACGCATAGAATACATAAAATGATTTCTGAAGGTAAATCATCAAGTGTTTTTTATATAATAGAACCTCATATTTTTGATGGTTTAAAAGCTTATGTAAATATGTCTAGCTCTACTAAAAGAACTACTGGTTGTCTTGGATGTATGGAATAAATATATAGCTTAAAAATTATGAGTTCTATAGAAATAATAGATAATTTTCTACCTGATGAAATTTTCTATAATTTTGCAGAGATATTGATGAGAAATAGTATTTATCAACCTTTAGATTACACAGGTTTGGTTTCAGAGGCAGATGGAAGTATTAGAACATATGGAGAAGAATTAGTACCAAAAAACAATAAGTCTTTTGCTGAAGTTATGTTTCAAGCCGTAATTTATTCGACACAAGTTACTTCAGCTACAGTTCATGATATTTATAACGGTTGTCCTTTATTTTTTAAAACAATAGAAGAACACTTAAATGTTAAAAGATGGATTTTAATGAGAGTAAATTGTACGATTGGTCAAGAGTTTCCTCATACTGGAGTTTATCATGTAGATTTTGATGAAAAGACACAAAGAAATCATTATGATACAACAACAGCAATATTGTACTTAAATACAAATAATGGTGGAACGAAATTTAAAGAATCAGGTGAATTTGTACAATCAAAGAAGAATAGATTAGTAAAATTTCCTACTCCTGTATGTCATGCTGGAGTATGGGCTACAGATGCAAAATTGCGTTATGTTTTAAATATGACTTATGAAACAAAATAATGAGTATTACTCCAGAACAAAAACTAGCAGCACTTGAATCAGAGCAAATTAAAATCGCTCAAAGTTATAATGAAGCAAAACAAGTTATGGCTAATTGCGAAAGAAAATTATTACAAATACAAGGAGGTATAGAAGCCTGTAAAGATATTATCAATCAACAAAAAGAAGAAAAGACTACTTAATTTTATTAATCATCTGACGTTGCATTAAGCCTAATGTGACGTATAGAGGTGATAAGCCTATAATTAAAAATAATACGGCTATTGTCATAACAGACATAGCTTTAATTACAGCAAGTTTGATCATGTTTCAAAAAATCGCCAACATATTGAGTATAGCTTCATTCCTACTTATAACCAGCACTCTAGGTGCTTCTTACATGGGTTATAAATATGTAACATCCGAGCAATTTAAGGCAAAAATAATGAATCAAGTATTAGGAGAAGTAAAAGGTTTATTACCAAATGTTATGAATAAAGCACTTCCAAAAACAACAGGTGAGTCATTGCCTATACCAAAAAAACTTGGATTATAAATGAATTGCTTTTATTGTGAGACAGAACTAATTTGTATGTCAGATATTAATGTTGATGAGATATTAGATGAATACACAACTCTTACTTTTTTAGAATGTCCAAAATGTGAATCAAGTGTTGAAGTATATAAGAAGAAATGTCAGAAATAAATATTCCTGAGATTAACATCCCAGAAATAAGTATTCCAAATATTCATATACCAAATAACTTTTCGTCAAACTACGAACACTCAAATGTTAAGGTCATAGGTTGTAAGTATTATCACAGAGATACTAAGAATACAGGTAATAGAAACTTGCTAATAGATGATCCAAGAGGTGTTACATCAGACTGTCCTTTTCCTAGTTTTAATCCTCTTCAATATGTGCCAGATCAATTAATAATTGTTGAAGAAGCTGCACCTGTGAGTAAAGAACCTGATACCTTACCAGAAGGCAAACCACCTCAAGCAGAGATACCAAAGAAAGACAAGAAGGAAGATGTATTTGTAGAGTGTCCTGGTAAGAAAGACCAAAAAATTGGAGACTACCGTAACGAAAAAAGAATTTCTCGTGTATCTGGTCATTTAAGAAGCGAAGATGGTACAGAATGTATAACGCTTTATGAAAACGTCACATTTATCGACTCTGTACTTCCAAGTCCTAGTGCTGCTCTTAATGTCGTTACTATTTCTCTCATTGCTACCAGTTCTTCATTACTTATACCAGCGATAAAATCATTAAGTAAGACAGCTTTCAAAAAGATTTTTGCTAAATTTGATAAGAAAAAAACTGACAAAGAAAAAAGATAAGGTAGAATAAATATTACCTCCTAAGGTTAGATAGTTTGTCTTACCGCAAGCTATCTAT